TCTGCCGGGAGTGTGCCGACGAGGGCCTCCACCACGACCGCTGGGAGTCTCACGAGTGCACCAGCTGTGGCTCAGGCATCGGCAACACCGACCACTACCACCGCCTGGGACTGTGCAACGCCGACTGCCAGGATGACTACATCGACTACCTGTTCGGCAAGCAACACTAAAAACAAAAATACAAAACGAAAAAGAAAACTCTTTTTCCTTGCTCATATTCATACACCACCACACTGCAGAAACTTATATGGACTCCGTTCTCTTTCCTCCCGAGAGGTCTACCTCGGACAAATGTTGTGCGGATGATTGCTAATTATCGGCAGACATCGTTTAGCGAGAACGATGCACTGGCTGAATGGCGTGGTGATGGAGGACTGCTTTTCGCAACCAGCGACGAGAAAGTCGTAGGCATGTTGCGGTTAGATAATCACAGGACATATACTGAATTATCATCATTTGTGGTGGATCCCAACCACCGAGGAAAGGGAATAGGAGAACATATGCTTTCGCATGTGATTCAAAACAATGACACCCCAATTTGGCTCAAAGTTCAACAAGACAACCCTGCTCAATTTCTATATGAACGGTCTGGATTTCGGAAATGCTCCGTCTCCAATGGCCGTTATCACATGAAGCTTACTTCGTCATCACGTAAGCTTTGTTGATACCCGAGACCTCCGCAACCAAATGAAACAACGCCCCCGCCAAGAAAACAGTCACCCACTTGGACATCCCAAGTTTTTCCGTAATCCAGAAAACTGGAAGCAGAAAAAGACCAACAAGGATTGCTTCGAAGAATACGTTCATTGTATTACAAAACGAATTTAGTTTTGTTAGTTCCATAGACCTCCCCCCAATAGACAAGATGATGGCTAACTGCACAAGCGCACTCGAGAAGATGCTGGACGACATGGACATCGGCGCATTCTACACTGGACAAACCTATATGATTCGAAACGACATGTGTCAATTCGTAATACATGCTATTGACGACAGAGCAAAGTATGTAATCTTTGAAGCCGAGCACACCATTGATGAGGAAGATGGCGAGGAATGGATCCAGGTGCGAACAGTTCGTCAGCGAAAAATGTCACCGACATTTGTTCAGATGATCGAGGAGAGTTTGGCGATTCAGATTGATCCTCACTACTTTGATGACGATGAGGATGAGGACCCTCAACCTATATCTTCTCGACCTTCAACGCCACCACCTTCTCGAGGGCGATGGGCGTAAACACTCTTTCACAATTATGAATCTCGGGTGTTCTACATTTCACACAAAATACTTTTTCATTGTGGCACGGACACTTGAACTCCAGATGGGTCTTCTTATTGCAGTTGGAACACTTCATTGGAAACAGGGGAGTTTGTTTGCTGGGAGTGGCTTCTTTTCGTTTTTCGGACCACACTCACAAACACTTGGACGACAAGGAGCTACACAAGGCGATGACTTGGGCATTGAAGGACAACTTAGATGCTTGAATGCGGTCTCACGATAGATACAGCCATACGCACACATATTTCGAATAATCTTGGGAAGACAGCACTGCATTTTGAGATAGTTTTCTAGATTTGCCACAAAACCATTTCGTTTTGAAAGACAATGAAACAGATTCCCTACATAACATTTGTGGATTCGGATGTTAAATTCGACGCAGTATCCTTTGGGAAGGATGTTGATATATACCTAGCTGACCCCAATGGTTGGGAGTCAAAAGGATATAGTTTTGTTCGTGTTCAAAAGGCATCACCTACCACGGTGAGAATCTACCTGTCGAGTCCAGAAACAATCAAAAAGTTTGGATGTAAGAGCAATTTGTCCTGTGCTGAAATGGGTGGAACAGAAATGAGGGTAAATGCGATGCGTTGGTCAAAGGGAGCTCCAGACAGCAAACTCGATCTGGATAGTTACAGGCAATATGTTGTCTCTCACGAGATGGGTCATATTTTGGGTCATGACCATGTCAAATGCCCTGGAGCTGGACAACCAGCCCCAATTATGATGCAACAAACATTGGGGATTGGTGAATGTTCTCCAAATACAAAAGTTTAGTTCGAGTACGCCAGACCACCCATCCCACTCATGATGCGCAGAATATTGTAGTTGACCGCATACACTCGGAAGGCATACGGGTACGCCTTGTTGGGGAAGGTGCCCTGGCCACCTGCCGTAATGCTATCGAACACCAGCGTTGCCGTGTCAATGCGAGAGAAGTTGCAAGTGCCCGTCGGCTGGTGCTCCTCGGGCTTGAGTGCGAAGGAATACACGTTGATGGGGTTGTTGGTTCCGAACGACTGCTGCCCGACGTTCGGGGGGAAGATTGACAGAATGTTGGGAACAGCGCCGCCCGTTGCCATGGAAATCGCAGTCGAGTTCGCAGGGCCGACGGGCTGGCTGAGTTCATACGTTCCGGCACCACCATTACCCGTGCCAGAATCAACAATATACGTGCCGGGCGGGATTGCATAGACAGTCGAGCCACTCGTAAAACTACCCGTCACCATTGAGTTCTCAACAATTACAGATGTTCCCGCCTTCGTAATACCCGAGCCAATCGTCAGGACATTTCCCTGAACCGTCACACTATTCACATTTCCAACTACAGCAGAGGTAGGAGTGTAGGTGAGTGCGGTCGCCAGGTTAGCGGTCGCAACCGTGGAGTTGCGAGTGGGCCAGAACCCACCACCCGAGTGGTGCTGGTAAGGCTGAACCTTCCAGAAGTAATCACCATAACGCTCATCGAAACGGTCCTGCCCGTTAATCTGGAGACGGCACTTGTCGACAATGTCGTCATAGGAGAAGGGCTGTGTGTAACCAACGGCGGAGGTCATATCGCTTGCGCAATCCGTCTTGCGAACATCCTGGAACACCCAAATCAGCTCCTTGACGGGGTGATTCAGGGTCAGGTCAATACGAGCATTCGCAGACGTGATGGTCTGGGGAAGACCATACTGGAGCTGGTCAATCAGGTACTCGTGGCTCTCCTGGGCAAACCGACGGCGCTCATCGACATCAAGGTAGATGTAGTCAATGTACAGCGACATATCCTTGATCTGGGGAAGAGCCGATGCAGCTGCGGAAACACTGCTGTAACCACCCTTGCTCACAAGGTCGGTTGCCTTGTTGAGATAGATGTTAAAGCGAACCTCGTGGTACTGAAGAGCAATCAGGGGAAGAGCAAGACCGGGGTTGCGGTTGAACCAGAACTGCAGAGGAACGTAGATCACACCCGGGCGACCACTGCACGAGTTGTCGGAGGTAATGTCACCCCCCAAGTTACCACCTAGCATTGAGTCAAGCTTCACAGACTCATCGTAGGAGGAAGTCAGATTCTCCCAGAGGAAGAGCCACTCACCATAGTGGGTATCAATAATCTGGCCACCAATCTCAAGCTCAATCTTCTTGAGGAGCTGGTAACCCAGACGGCGCTGGTTATCACCCGACCACAGAACAGGGCCTGTGCTGACCGCCGCCGTGTCGGGGAGTACAATCTGGATGTAGGTCTTCCAGATGAGGTCAGCATTGCGATTCACAACGGCAACAAGACGCTGGCCATACGAGGGAGCACCCGTAAAGTTCACACGGAAGGCCTCCATGGCGAAGTTCGTGTGGCGCTTGTACAGCGTCTTCCAGAAGGTAATGTGAGGATTTCCCGAAATATAGGCATCCTGTGCACCATAGGCAACGAGCTGAAGGAGACCACCACCCATTTGTCTTTATACTTCAAGAGGATATATTTGTTTCCAAACTAACAATGAAACAAGCACAAAAGTTCTGTCGGTGTATCAAGTCTGTGCGGAAGACATTGAAAAATCGCAAGGGCTCCACGAAGGAACAGGGGGCGATTGCCGTATGTGTCAAGAGCGTTCTACAGACTCGAGGACGAACCATTAAGAAGTTCAATTGTGGGAAGAAGGCTCGATTGGTAACCCAGAAGAAGTAAGTGCTTGACTTGCAGCCATTTGCTCGGCCTTCTTTCGTGTCGTTCCATGACCAAATCCGAGTTGCTTTCCAGCTTCATCGCAAACGGCTACTCGAATCTCATTCTTCTTCGGGTCATTCGAAAGCATCGTATAAACAGGCGTATACTTGAACTCCCGTTGGCAATACTTTTGAAACATATCCTTGTAATTGGTCACCGAGGTTACAACATCCTCAATGTCCAGATACGCTTCCATTACTGCGATAATGAAGGTATATGGAACATCAAACCGATTGCCACAATCTGTCCACAACGCCCCAAGAAATGCTTCGAAGATATCTCCGAGTTTCTTAAGGTTTGTGCGTCCTGAAATCGCTACCGATTCTTCATTGTGCCTCGACATGACATAGAACTTGTCCAGTCCTAGATGTTTGGAGAGAAACCCAATTCTTTCATTGTTGACCAGCTCTTTTCGAGCATCTGTAAGGAACCCTTGCTTCTTCTCGGGATACTTGTGACGAAGATAGGTAGCAACACAAACTCCCAAGACAGAATCCCCTTCGAATTCTAGACATTCGTAGGATTCGTCTTGTAGAGGCATAACACCCTGTGGGCAAGGGGCAAGTGTTGATATGGTTCCATCGGGGCTTGTGTATTCCGTTCTACGGACATAAGTTGTATGAACCATTGCAGTTTGGAATATCTTACGGTTCGTGACACGATAATGCGGCAGTCCGTGTTTGCGGAGTATCGCATGGATGTCTTTTTCCGTAAAGTATCGATTGTGAGGATTGTAAGGGGAGTATGTGTCCATATATTTCTATAGACCTACAGGGTTTATGTTCGTTTTCAATAGTACTGGGGGAACGTGCGACGAAGACCCCAATAGACCGCACCGAAGATGGCGGCATGAGTCAGAACCTGTGTCCATCGGGAACCACCCGCGGGCAGAACAACAAACAGACCCGGTGTCAGCAGAATAAACAGAAGCACGGGGATGATGATATTAAGGTCCATTTTAGTCTTTTAGTGAGAGAATACAATGCCCATCCTCAAGAAGTCGAAGAGAACGGTGCGTAGCCCCGAACTAATCAGTCGTGGCCCTCGCGGTTGCTCATTTCCTACAACCGAGACAGAGACCCGAACCTTTACCGCGGGCGAACCTGTTTGCGGTAGAACAGCAAACGGATCGGTTGAATCCTATACTTTTTCCAAGATAGAACCCCCGCATCCTTGGGACAAGGGGACTATGTATGCGCTTCGCACGGAAGACGGTGTAGCAAGCGTTACACTGCCATGGAAGGATGTAGGTAAAATCAAAAAGATGTCTGATACTCTGATTAGTTCGATTTCTCGTCAGAAGAACATACCAGACGAACTTGAGGCAATGATTAAGAAATATGGCGGAAAGAAGCGACGTACTCGGAGACGGCGTTCTACTCGGAGGTCTTGAATGCCTTTAGGTCAAACTGGAAATCATCGCCCTGAAGCTTAGGCTCATGACGACGGCTGATTTCGCGCATCAAATCCTCACCGTGTTCGGGTAGGATTTCCATAACATACTCGGTCAGTTGCTTCTTGGAAAGAGTCCAACCCTTCTTCCACTCGCCTGGCTTCTTTACCGTAAAGATCATCTTGGACTTATCCAGTCTGATCTCTGCGGGCAGAGGCTCCTTGGGATGTGCATACTCGGCAGCCAGGTCAAGTTCGATTGTTCGTCGCTCATCGCGTAGCTCGGAAGCCTGAGCATTAATTACTGAAAGCTTCTTGGATACATCAAGATAGCGAGAGACGGTGCGCTGAAGGGACTCCATTGTGCTGTCCTTTCTGACTGAGTATTTAGTATTCGTTTTGAACAAGGGATGTCGTGGTTGGACAGCGACGAAATTGAGCGCCTTCGTACGGTATACAACAAGGAACATCCAAAGGAGGCACCGATTGAACAGGCAACACCTGAACTAACGTGGGGAGCACTTCGAACTCGTCTTGGGGCAAAATGCAAGACAGGTCGCGCAGAGTGCATTGTAGCCTCGATGCTACAGCGCCCTAAAGCACCCGAAGATTGGAAACTAAACCGGTATGAATGGCTCTCAAGCGATGATATTGATGCTGTTGAGAAGAACTATACCGAGATATTCCCGGACTATTTCTATGTCGGTTCTGTTCCCATTGATTTTGATTTGAAGAACGAGACTCGTCAGTGTGTTGTTAGTGCCATCTGCGCAATGAAGCTTGAAGAGTTGTACAAAAAGGGACACCATCGAATTGGAATTGTTATCAACACGGATCCCCACGATGGTCCTGGACAGCATTGGGTAGCTGTGTTTTGCGACATTCGTCCTGAACTTGAGCATCCTCGAATGACTTATTTTGATTCCTACGCGATGCATCCTGAGCCTGAGATTCGGGTTCTCATGAGGCGTTGGAAGAAGCAATGGGATGAGACCGGAATCCATAAAAAGGGCATGAAATTGACCTACAACAAGACACGCCACCAATACAAGGATTCCGAGTGTGGAATGTATTGCTTGTACTTCCATTACGCATGTCTAATTGAACTGCCCATGGAGAAGTCGATTCCTGACGATGTTGTGAATAGTTTCCGCAATATGTTGTTTCGGATGTAAAAGAATAACATACCAAAACAATGGAGACTCTTGCAGCTGTTGGTTTGACAGGACTTCTTGCTTACTTGCTCTATGACGGAAAGATAGAGGCTCCAGCAGGATCCCGAAAGAGGTTGTGCGACTATTATGCCGCAGGTTCTGTCTTCGAGCCGATTGATGATGCGCTACGCCGAGGGATTCGTGTGTTGGAAGTTCATGTTTACTCGGATGAAAACGACCAGCCCGTTGTCGCAAAGAAGTCTCTGACAGAGGGATATGACTATGTCTCCGACAATGTCAGTTTTGAATCTGTTTGTGTCTCGATTGCAAACGATGCGTTTCCCTCAAAGGATCCCTGTGTTCTGTCAATTGTCAGCCACACGGACAAGACTGTAACGATGAACAAGGTTGCGTATCATCTGAAGACAACGGTTCGTCAGCACTTGACGGACGAGAAGGATATTGGGGTGACACCAATTGACTTACTCGCCAACAAGCTGATTCTTGTGTCGGGTGGGAACATTCATGGAACTGATTTGGAGCAACTCATAAATCTGGATTGGAACAGTAGTTCAGTGCGCCGTCTTACATACCAGCAGGGTCTGTATCCTCGTGATGTCGAAGAGTTGAAGAAGTTTTCAAAGGAAGGAATTGTATTGGTGGCCGCAGACCCAGAGTTTTCACCCGTGAGCGTCAATCCCTACACCCCCGTAGCCTATCGATGCCAGTGGAACTTTTACCTTCGCGGCCCTGGTGGATTTCTGGAGAGGAAAGAATAACTTCTTTGCGTTAGAACAAAATGGAAGGTGGTAAGACTAACAAGTGGCTAACGCACGTCAAGAAGACCCTCAAGGCCCACAAGGGCAAGTCCTTCAAGGCGGTACTGAAGATGGCGAAGAAGACCTACAAGGGTGGTGCGGATGTCGCCCCCCACAGCCCGGATGCAGGCACGTCCATGAACACCGCTGCCCCCGTCGGTGGCCGTCGCCGGTCCCGCAAGGCCTCCAAGAAGTCCACCCGCCGCACGCGCAAGCATTAAACTTGCCAACTAATAATGAGTAACCTACTCGCTCGCCAACGGTTATTGGCAGAGCAAGCGCGTACGATGCGCGAAACAGCAGTCAAGGTAGCCGAACAAAACCGGCTCCAAATGCTTGCTGCAAGACCTCCTAGACCTCCTATGAGACCTCTACGACCCATTCCATCCGAAGGAATTGGATTCTTAAAGGGATCAAAACGAATTACAATTCGTAACTATAAGAGAAAACACAATGGACGAACCAAAAACAAGACGAGAAAGCAAAAAGTCCGCAAGGGATAAAGCGTCTGGAAAAGACACCTGTTATTCTTCAAAACACATTCGAACAATGGAAGCTCTTCAAGAGAAGAAGAAGCTAAAGTAGATTACGATGAGAAACACGATATGTTTTCCGATGGTCGCGTGATTTGGTGTAGCCACCACCCGCGAGTTTTCGACATGTTTTTCCCCGATAGGTCTTCTTGGAACACCCACTCTTGTAATACGCAACACGATGTGCGTATCCACGGTAGCTTGGGATATCTACCTTTACAAATCCAGACAACTCCTTCAATAGACCATACATCCAATGCATATACGCTTTGCGAGACCCCAAATCGGGTTCATTCTTTTTGATGTAGTTTTGAAACACCCTTGCTAATTTTGAAAACGGATATGATTCCGCCAAATGATGTAGAAAGGTTCGCTGAGTCGCCATATCTACTTCTTCGGGCTTGTCAGGGTAATTGTAGGCAATCGCAAACAGAAAGTCGCGACCCGGAACGTTTACGGGTTTCAGCTCTGCATACCTCTGTTTGATTTCCTCGAAGGATGGGTCAGCGTCGGGTGAGACAACGACTGGATCTGTTTTTGATTGTTCTCGAAGTTTGTGATTCACCATATTGTGGATTTCATACAACCACTTGCCTGGATCACCTCGTAGAGGATGCTTCTGTACAAACTCCGTTGTGGAAGCTCGGCAGTATTTACAGGGCAACACATCTTTCATCTCGTTTAGAACATCATCGGGGTGCGGACTCCTGAATGCGATTAGATGAAACAATTGCCATGCACTCGGCCCCCAGAAGCGAGTGTCCATATTGTCTCTACACCAAAAATAAAGTATGCCTCAATGAATAAAATGCTTGATAACAAGGATATTATCATCTTGACTGCCTCGTTCTACCTCGCGACGGTGGTTGCCAAGTTCTTCACGTCGCTGTCTGAGGATATCATCACGCCCCTGCTGGCACCCGCAGCGTCCGCGGGCAAGGGTATTTCTGCCATCACCGTCAACCTCGGCGGTATCACGCTGAAGGTAGGCGAGTTCCTGTCTGCCCTCGTCAACCTGGTAATCTCCTTCGTGCTGGTGATCTTCACGATGGGTGTCCTGCGCACGTACTTCCTTTCCCGCATTGGTGCCTCCCGCACTGCGTAAAGTAAAAAATGAAGATACATAATAATGGCTTGGCTCGATCCTAGAACCTGGTTTTCATCCTCTGAAGCTGCTGCGCCCCCGCCCCCTGTCGCAGAGACTGTACCGGTAGGAGGTCCCTACGGTGGTCGCAAGCGCAAGAACAAGCACAAGACTCGCAAGTCCAAGAAGCTTTCTACTCGTCGTCGCCGAACCTAAACTTGGTGTATCCAACACCCTTGCGTAGAGGTCCATAGGTAGCAATAATCCGCTTCTTCAATGCTACAACACTCGCATTCATCGCATTGTGCGTCCGCTTCCACCCATCAAAGGTGGTAGCAATCGTATTCCAATTCGTACCCTGAGCCAGCTCAGTCTCCACAGGATGGATGAAGTCGCGCATAAACTGTGCGAGTACATCTGAATCCTCCTGATACTCGGAAGTGTAGGAATCCACTTCGCGAGGTGCAACCAACTTCTGAAGCCCACGGCCTTCACTATAGACATGAATCAGGTAGTTCATGAAACAGGTAGCCCATTCATCAGAAAGAACCTTCTGCTGAATTGACTCATCCACCATATACTCATTCTTGTTGGCAGGATTGGGATTGTAGATAAACTTGGAAGGGAAGTGAACCACCTTCAATCGTCGCCAAGTACCTCCATCCGTCGTGTTCACCGTAGGCTTGTCATTACACGCCAGATGGAACTTTGCATGCACATCAAACTCAATCATCTGCTTCGACCCAGCAAACAGATCTCGGCAGGTAATCTTCTCCGCAGAAGTCAGCTCCTTGAGAACACCCGTCGATAGTGGCTCACCCTCGTCGGGCTCCGACATGAACACGAACCGACGACCACGCATACGCATCAACTCGGGCTGTGCTGCACCTGCCTTGTTACGCTTCTGTGTGAAGAGCGCAATGTTCACCTTGTAGCAGTAATCACCCATACCCTGACCCATCAAGTTCATAATCATCGACTTGCCGTTCGAACCCGTGCCCGTCATGATGTGAAACCGAGGCTGGAAAACACCCGACAGACACGTTGCAAGATGCTTCAGGAAGTACTCTCGAACATCCGTATTGGGAAGCACACGATGCAAGAACGTATTGAGTTCATCCCAGCAGGCATACTCGTGGTGCTTCTTCTCAGGATTGTAATCAACCTTGGTACAGAAGCTGATGCAATCCTCTGGTCGACCCTCGCGGAATGTCTGGGTCAGCGTGTCGAAGATACCATTGTTGAATGCCAGCAGATGCTTGTTGTCATCCAGCTTCTTACCAAACTCTGCATCGAAGAACAGAATCTGACACTCACGCATCACGTTGCTCTTGAGTGCCGTTGACTTGAGCTTCATACGAGCCGTCATAAACTGCTTCTTGCGCTTCTCTGCACAGCAGACATCACACGACATATCCGGCTCCTTGTGCGAGCAAGGGTCCAAGTTCGAGAGAATCGCACTCTCCTGCATTTCCTTCTCTAGGTACAGCTTTGCGACATCGCTCGAGAGACGACGCAACAGTTCTACGCCCTTCTCTGAATTCTTCCAGATGTGTCCAACATAGTAGTACCAGTCATTGTTGATGTAGGAAGCACACTTGAACTCATCACGATACTTGGCATATACCACCATCGCAAAATCATAGTCCGTCTGTGCTGCTGCTGAGATATCAATCAATCCATTCACATTGCTCTTCTCAATGTCATCGTATCCATCACGATTGTCCTCTCGTGACCACCATCGCAGACTCTTCTCACTGAGTCGCTCACCCTCCGCACGGAACCCGAAGGTAGACCACTTGCTTCGTGCCTCGCGCTCATTGAACTTCTCATGCTTTGCGCTGAAGTCCAGCCACTCATCCTCCAGGTCGAAATGAATATTCTTCAGGCAGAACCCTACATCAATCCACAGCTCGTAATTGATATGCCTCTCTGCACTGAGATTGTTCAGATGTGCCTTGATATACTCGCGCTTGGGTTGCGTGAGAGGCTCGACATACTGACGACCGGGAGAAGAAGCCCGTGCACTGTGTGTCGGATCACGAGTGTCTGACCGACCACGAGAGACGGAACGAGTCTGCTCAACCGGAGGCGGGCGTGTGTTCTGCTCGCCAAACTCGGTCAGAGCACTTGCCTCGGAATTCTTTGACCGAACCGACATCTTGCGAATGAGGTCGATGGAATACTCGGTTGTCGTATCATCGTCTACACTCATCTCACCAGACTCTGGGTCGCAATCAAGAAGATAACGAACACGATAGGGAAGAGCGGTATCACCCGGCTTTCGCGAACCGAGAAGAGGCCAGTTGTTCGTGTGCGTCAGGGGAGATGCGTCATACACCTTGTCCCACGTGTGAATCAACCCCAGGTCAGGGAAGAACTCCTCCATTCGGGTCACCAGCTTCCTGCGAATCGACTGCTCGACGGAGGCACTGGTCTTGATGGAAGGAATCTGGATGTGAATACCCGAGCTCGACATATCCTTGGTCGGGTCATAGGTCGGATTGTCCTTCTCCAGCACGTAGATGCTGGTTACATCGGAAACCTCAACATATCGCTTCACCTCCTCCATATATGCCGTCGCAAAAGCAATGACCTGTTGCTGGGTGTGCTTGTGAGACTCTACATCTCCCTTGTACTTGAAGTCAAGATCGACACGAAGCTGTCCAATCGGTGTCGACTTCTCGGTGAGATACCGGGGGATGCTGTTGCGT